TAAAGCTGATTTTGTAGGGAACTTTGCAGTAGATAGTATAATAAAAGCAGGAACACATTTTAATCTTCGTTGTCCGTTGGATGGCGAATACAAGATAGGAGATAACTGGAGTGAAACCCACTAAAGTTTGTACTAAATGTGGTGTAGAAAAAGAGTACACGAAAAAATACTTTCCTCCAAGAGAGCATGGAAAACTCAGAGCCGATTGTAGAATATGTTATAATAAATATTTAAAAGATAATAATTATAAGTATGCTAAAACACATATGGTTTATGATGCAAAAATAAGAGCAAAAGAAAAAGGACTTGATTTTAATTTAACAAAAAAAGAAATACATTTTCCAGAAAAATGTCCTGCACTAGGTATAAAATTAGAGCATGGTAATAAGACTTGGTATAATTCTCCTACTATAGATAGGATAGATAATAATAAAGGATACTTAATAGATAATTGTATAGTTGTTTCAGCACTTACAAATGTTGTAAAAAACTCAGCAACTCCTAAACAAATATTAAAAGTTGGTAAGTTTTATAAAAAATTATATAAAGAAAAAGGAATAAAAGATGAAACCAAATAAAGAAGATAGAAAGAAGTTTGACATTGACTTAGAGTATGGAGAGATAAGAGAAGATAAAATAAAAGACATGCTAACTGGTAAGAAGATAGAAGTTAAATCAGAGAAAGGTATGTGGATGAAGACAGGAAATATATGTATAGAGTATGAGTCTTGGAATAAACCATCAGGAATAAGAGCAACGGAATCAGACTATTGGTTTCATAACTTATGTGTAGGAGACAATGAGTTTTGTACTCTTGTATTTAAAACAGATGTACTTAGAACTATTGTTGATGACCTTGATAGTTTTAAAACTGTATGTGGTGGAGACAATAATGCTAGTAAAATGTTCTTAGTTAATCTTCAGAAATTATTCTCATCAGATGTTATTAAAGCATTTAAGGAAACTGAAGATGAAAAAAAATAAGAAAACACTTGACACATTAGTAGAAGATATATATAATGAATTGTCGGCATTAGGAAAAGGCGAACATCTTAACATAGATGAAGACACAATAGAGCAGTTTGGAGAGTCTATGAAACAGATTCTATACGACTGGTCTCATCCTAGTCCAAGAGGTAAACCTGCCTTACGTATGTCTAACATAGGCAAACAACCTAGACAGTTATGGTATGAGATGAACTCTGATTCTGATAATACAGAAGTCATATCTCCACCTACATTTATTAAGTTCTTATACGGACACTTGCTTGAAGAAATAGTTTTATTTCTTGTTAAGTTATCTGGGCATGAAGTTACTAGCGAACAAAAAGAAATAAAAGTTTCTGGAATCAAAGGACACATGGACTGTGTTATTGATGGAGAAGTTGTTGATGTAAAGACTGCTTCAAGCTATGCCTTTAAGAAATTTAAAGATGGTACTCTAGCAGAGGATGACCCATTCGGATACATGGCTCAACTTGCAGGATACGAATCAGCAGAAGGAACTACTCATGGTGGTTTTCTTGCTCTTAATAAAGAGTCAGGAGAGTTAGCTATGTTCAAGCCTGATAATTTTGATAAGCCTAATATCAAAAAGAAAATAACTGATATTAAAAAGGCTGTTAAGTTAGCAACACCTCCTGATAAATGTTATGATGATGAACCAGATGGAAAGTCTGGTAACATGAAACTTGCAAAAGGTTGTACTTGGTGTAGGTTTAAGTTTGATTGTCATAAAGATGCTAACGATGGACAAGGTTTAAGAGTGTTTAAATATTCAACAGGTTATAGATACCTAACTCAAGTACCTAAAGTCCCTAATGTTATAGAGGTAACACAGATATGAACGGTAGAAAAGCTAAACAAATAAAAAAACTTTCTATTACATTTGTTGTAGATTGGTTAAAAAGTATGCTTATAGAAGAAGAAAGAAAAAAAGTTTCTGTAAAAAATTATGAAAAGTTTTTACCAGAAGACACTCATTTTTTCAGTAATGGTAGATTGATGGTTTCAGCCTATACTCCTAGGTGGTTTAATAAAAAAATTAAAAAAGTTATGAGACATAAAGATTTAAAAGATATCACATATTTGGATGTTTCTTAATGGTCGGTAAAAGAAAACCAAGAAAACCAAGACCAAAGAAGGTTGGTGTACCTAAAGGGTATGATAGTTTATGGGAAGCAACGCTACACGAGACTGTGCTACAAGAATGGAAACATCATTGGGATAATATTAATTATGTTGTTAAGCATAAATACGAACCTGATTTTGTAAAGGTTATAGATGGTAAAACAATTTTACTAGAAGCTAAAGGTAGGTTCTGGGACTATGCAGAGTATAGTAAGTACATACATATACGAGAAGCTATACCTGATAACTATGAGTTAGTATTTTTATTTCAGAAACCTTTCTCTCCAATGCCGGGTGCAAAGGTAAGAAAAAATAAAACAAAAAGAACTCATGCTGAATGGGCAGAGACAAATAACTTTAGATGGTATAGTGAAGATACACTACCGGATGATTGGAGAAATGATGAACTATAAGTTTAACGAAGATAAAATATTAAATGAAGTAAAAGCTTATGTAGGTAATACATACGACCAACACTATGCTAATGGTAAGTATCAAGCAACAGATATGATAATTGATTCTGGATATGGAGAAGGATTTTGTCTTGGAAACATTATGAAGTATGCTATGAGGTTTGGAAAAAAGAACGGTAAAAACAATTTAGACCTATATAAAATAATACACTATGCTATAATAGCAATACACGTAAACAACAAGGAACAAGACAATGGTTGAAGATAAGATAGGAAAGAAACCCTACCTAGGTATAGAGATAGATTACGACAGAGAAAAAACATTTGATAAGTTTAGTTTAGATACACTCAGAGATAGATATCTTTGGGAAGGAGAGACACATGCCCAAGAAGCATTCGCAAGAGCCTCAGTCTTCGGAGCAACTTTTAAAGGCGAGACAGATTTTGAATTGGCTCAAAGACTTTATGAGTACAGTTCCCATAGGTGGTTCATGTTTAGCACTCCTATACTTAGTAACGGAGGAACAACTCGTGGGCTTCCTATCAGTTGTTTTCTTAATTATGTTCCTGACAGTAGGAATGGTTTATCAGCTCACTATGATGAGAATATATGGTTGGCGAGTTCGGGTGGCGGTATCGGTGGATATTGGGGAGACATTAGAAGTAACGGTATATCTACTACTCATGGCAGTCGTTCTACTGGTTCAATTCCTTTCATGCACGTAGTTGATTCTCAGATGTTAGCTTTCAATCAAGGCACTACAAGACGTGGTTCTTATGCAGCTTACATGGATATAAGTCATCCGGAGATTGAAGAGTTTATTAACATGAGAAAAGAATCAGGTGGAGATATAAACAGAAAGAATCTTAATCTTCACAATGGTGTCAACATTACTAATGCTTTTTTACAAGCTGTAGAAAAAGATGAAGACTGGAGATTGATTGACCCTAAGACTAACGAAGCTGTTAAGACTATCAACGCTAGAGATTTATGGTGGCAGATAATAAATGCCAGAGCAGAAACAGGTGAACCTTACATGGTTAATATTGATACATGTAATGAAGCTTTATCTAAATCACAAAAAGATTTAGGATTAAAGATAAGACAAAGTAATTTATGTTCTGAGATTACTTTACCAACGGATGAAGAGAGAACAGCAGTATGTTGTTTATCATCTGTAAACTTAGAATACTTTGATGAGTGGTCAAAGGACGATAACTTTATACAAGATTTAATAACCATGCTTGATAATATACTTCAACACTATATTGACAATGCAATAGACACAACACAGTTAGGAGAATACAGTGCGAATTTTAAACGCTTTCAAAAATATGTTAAGAAAGGTAAAGAAGGCTTTACCAAGAGTGCCTACTCAGCGTATAGAGAAAGGAGTCTCGGTCTTGGTGCTATGGGTTTCCATGCTTATCTTCAATCTAGGTCACTTCCTTTTGAAGGTATTTACGCAACTGGGTTTAACTATAAGGCATTCACTTATATTAAAGGAAAGGCGAAAGAAGCAACTAGAGAGTTGGCTATTGAAAGGGGCGAGGCTCCTGATATCCATGGCAGTGGTAAGCGGAATGCTAATCTCCTTGCTATTGCTCCTAATGCTAGTAGTGGTATCATTTGTAGTGGGACTTCTCCTAGCATTGAGCCTTACAGGGCTAACTGCTATACTCACAAGACTTTATCCGGCAGTTACCAAGTTAAAAATAAATACTTAGAAAAGATTTTAAAGACTAAAGGATTAAAAGCACAAGAGTTAGAAAACATTTGGAAAGATATATCTGGTAGTGATGGTTCAGTCCAACACCTAGATGTTCTTACTGATGATGAGAAAGAAATATTTAAAACAGCTAATGAGATAAATCAAATATGGATTGTTGAACATGCTGCAAAACGACAGGAGTTTGTGTGTCAAGCACAGTCCGTCAACCTGTTCTTTACTTTACCTAAAGCAACTGAACCTCAAGAAGTACATGATGAATACATGCAGTACGTAAATGATGTTCACTGGTATGGTATGAACAAACTTAAATCGCTTTACTATTTCCGTTCTAATGCTGCTCGTACAGTAGAGAATGTAAATGTTAAAGTACCTAGAATAAATTTAGAAGATACAGAATGTATCGCATGTGAGGGATAATTATGAGCTTATTAACAACGAGAGATTACTACAAACCATTTGAATATCCATGGATGTTTGACTACTATGTATTACAGAATCAAATGCACTGGATGCCTGAATCTGTACCACTACATACAGATGTCAAAGATTGGCAGGAACTTTCAGATATAGAAAAGAATTTACTTACACAAATATTTAGATTGTTTACTCAGTCAGATGTAGATGTAGGTGCAGGATATATAGATAAGTATATGCCTATCTTTAAAAAGCCAGAAGCTAGAATGATGATGGGTTCTTTTGCAAACATGGAATCAATACATCAACATGCTTACAGCTTGTTACTTGATACAGTTGGAATGCCTGAGATAGAGTACAAAGCTTTTGCAGAGTATGAAGAGATGTCAGACAAGCATGATTATGTTGGTAACTTTAAACCTTCTAAAGCTAAGAAAGAAAGCATTGCAAAAACTTTAGCAGTCTACTCAGCTTTTACAGAAGGACTACAGTTGTTCAGTAGCTTTGCTATTCTTTTAAACTTTCCAAGGTTCGGTAAGATGAAAGGTATGGGACAGATAGTTACTTACTCTATCCGTGATGAGTCTA